TTAAACGGCGCGTTTTTGGTGCACCCGAACGCTGGTTTTGCGCATCTGAGCGCCGCGGCTGTAGCGCTTGCCCATGCCTTCGGACAGATCACCTAGCATGTCCGCAACCTCGCGATCGGAAAAGCCTTGCTCGCGTAGTTCGCTGCTGAAGGTGACGCGAAGTCCGTGCAGGGTCAGATCGGCTCCGGTTGGCACCTTGGCCTTGAACACCTCAGATGCCTTCATGTCCTGCCATGCCTTTCGCATGGCGTTCTCAGTTGGGTATTTCTTGCCCAGACTGTTCCTGCAGATCGGCCCATTGCTTGCCGGCTGCACTACACCATCACCGGCCTTCATTGCGTCGAGCACGCTCCGCAATGGCTCTGGCACGCCGATGGTCAATTCCCCAACCTTGTTGCCGTTCTTCTTCGGGACGAACGCCAAGACCTTTCCCATGTCGGGATCGTCGCGGTAATTGTCCCATGTCAGCGCGACTATGTCCTGGCCTCGCAGACCGCAATGGCGGGCGATAAGCAGGACCGTGCGCAGATGGGCTGGGGCGAGGCTGTAGGCCGTTTGCCACTCTTCTGTGGACCAACGGCGGTTCGCATCGGCGCTAGCCTTGTAGAGCCTCCGCACGCCTCGGGCAGGGTTCGTCTTCATCAGCCCAGCTTCGCAGCCGAATCGGAATACGGCCGACATTACGGCTATAATGAAATCCGAGAACTTAGCGTTGCGCTCTTCTGCAGCCTGGTCCCGAAGTTCTACGACGTCGGCAAGCTCGATCTCGGCAGCGTTGTAAGTGTAAGCCGTCTCGAGGAAATTGAGGGCACCCTGATAGTCCGAGCGGGTGCGAGGGGCTAGAGAAAGCCAATCCTGGCTCTTCTGATATCGAGCTACGAGGGCACCGAACGTGCCAGCGGCATAGCTGCGTTCTTTCTTCTGCTGCGCATTGGCGTAGGCGCTCAGGAACGCCGGCGTGTCCATCAGCTTTTGCAGCGCAGCCCTATCAGGCGCCTTGCCCAACAGGGTGCCATTGGACCGCAGCGAGACATACCAGACGCCTGCTTTGTTCTGGCGAGTGTTAAGCCCTCTGAGCTTCACGGTTGGCAAGCCTCAATGCTCCCATGCCCTGGCGTTTCGCCGGGGCGGGATTGTCTAGGGACAGCAGCCATTCGTCCAGCCGGACTCGGAGGTATCTTTTACCTGCGTTTGAGCTGGTGATAACTACGGGGACAACCGGGCAATGAGCGGCGAAGGTCTCGACTGAGATCCCGCAATACGCCGCCGCAAGTTGCTGGTTCATGGCGGCCGGCCAATCGGGCAGGGAGGCTGTGGGGAGCTTCACCATCCCAAAACCCCCATCACGATCCCGCGTATAAAGTCCGCAAGAATGTTGAACGCGGCCAGCCAACCCAGCAGAGCAAAGAACATCGTTGTGTTGTTCGCTGTCATGCCGCATTCTTTCGGTCGCTATGCATGGCGCGGTCTGCTTTTTTCGGCTCACAAATCAGCAGCGGACCATCAAAACCCTCGGAGCAATCGCCGCAGGTTATTCCAAGTGATGACTTGCTGTTCGGTATCCAAGTTTCCGATTGGCAGCGTGGACACCAATAAAGCCTGGTATCTCTGACCAGACGGCGATGGTTCTTATTCTGTGCCATGACCATCCCCCATCTGAGACAGCGCCAGTATTGCAAGACCATGTGGGGAGGTCATGGGTGGGGCTCCGATAGAGCGGCGCGACCGGCAGAGGTGATGCGCCAAATGATGGAAGTGTGCGGCATTGACATGCTTCCCGGCCCATAACTTTCAACAACCAACCCGCGTTGAGCTAGAGACTTTAGCGTACCCATGTGCAAGCCGGGGTAAGCCGATCTTGGGCCATGATCGCGCAACTTTATCAGCGCTTCCGCCTGCATATTGGACAACTTGCTCATGGCTTGGCTCCCTGTTGGAGGGTGGCGATAGGAGGATTGGGAAGCGGTTGCCAATGAGTGGGCCACCAGCGCACCGGCCCAGGGATTACAAACTTTTCTGGTTTCCAGATGCGAACCCACACGCCATTTTCAAACCACGACATCCGGGCGCTAGGATTGGCGGCTTCGACTGTGACGGCCAAGATCACCGTCCCATCCTTCGGCGCAGTCTCAATCGGTTGCCACTCCAGCGCCTCGGCATACGCCTGGTTCTTGGCCTCTGCGGCTTGGACATAAGCGCGTACGGGTTCAGCGCCATTCCAGTTTCCCGGCTCGCCTTTGCCGCCGCTGATGACCTGATAAATCTCGTAGATGGTGCTGTTGGCCGTCCGGGCTTCTGAGGCGTGAGCTTGGGCCTCAAGCTTTAGCCGCTCTACAAGGGCCTCTGCGGCTTGGAGGCGGGTGATGAGCGACCGGATGGTTTGCGGATCGCAGCGAGCAATATGGGCGGCGTCCCTTTCCCATTGATCCTGATCCATCGCCATGTTGCCAATTTCGCAGATCAGCGAACCATCACCGCCATGCACTCGCGGCTTTCGATTGATCGGTAAGTTTTGATCTGCTTCCCAAGGCCCCGGCGTAACACCTTCCAGCCCTGCCAGCATCTCCCCCAGCTTATCCTCCCCCATTGCTTCTAGCGCAGGGATGGGGCGGGAGTTCCAAGCGGCAATGGCTGCTTCGTGGCTCTCTTGGTCATAGGTTGCCGCGCCGCAGTCGCTGCACATAAATTGCGTGTAGCACGGGCCGTCAGTTTGAATTTCCACCGACCCACAAAACGGGCAAGGCAGGATCTCCACGCTCATCTCTGGCTTCCTTCTGGCTGGGCGGCGATGGCGCGGTCGAACAGAGAAAGAATATCGGCGTGGGTGGTGGATGGCAGATCGTTGTAGCGGGCTGTCATCCGAGGTTGCCAAGCGACAGGCAGAGCGTTGATGAGTGCAGCCCGACATGAGGCAAGGGCATCCGTGCCTGTTCCGCAAACCTCAAACAACGCACCCAGCGCGCAGTAGCAACGGTAGGTTTTACGCTCTGACCTAAAGCGACCCTTTTGCCACTTCTCCGGCGTATCGATCAGCGCTCTAGCCGCAATCAGATTATCTCGTACTATCACGTCTCGCTCCCATTAGTGCTGAGAGCGGCGCGGATGGCAGCGATTGGCGTTTCGCCCGAAGCTATAACCAGCCACTCGCGGTCATTGATGTTGCCGGTTTCGTCCCATATTACCCACTTGCCATGTGTCGGCTGCTCGTCGTCGTCGCCATAAACCTTGTCGTGGAACCCGAGGCTCCAGCTTTTGTGCTTATCCATGAGAGCGAGGGCATCCAGTACCTTTATATCAGGAGGGGCGACGGTATCCGCTAGCCTCTCAAGAGTGTTGCCGAGTCCACAAAGCCAGCTATAGAGGTCTGCTTTGTGCCCTTCCTCATCTTCAACTTTTTCTCCGGCAAGAAACGCAGAACCGGACCACTGCCAGACTTTAGCGGCTTGCTCCCGTATTGTTTGCTCCCAGCACTCCTGATCAACGCGCATCGGTGCACTCCACAGTGCTTAGAGCGGCGGTGAGGGCGTGGCGAGCATTCGCCTCGGCAATGTCCAAGGCGGGCCATGGATAAGCGTGTCCGCTGTCGTGCCGTACGGCAGCAGCAAATCCGGTTTCTCCACATACTGCTTGCAATAGATCTTCTAGCGCAGTCTTGAGTTCTGTCTCAATCGTGTTCAGAACAGTAGACATCAGCATACCTCATCAAAATAGGAGTTGAGCAAATCGTCGGTGAAGGCAGGGGCATTGGCGCGGATTGCCTCTGTTTCAGGTTCGCCTGTGCCTCCTGAACAGAACTGGTCCAAATCGGCCTTGCTCAAAGATGCGAGCCATGCATCAATCTCGTGCAAGTTCGGATAGTCCTGCTTCGCCAGCCACTTGTTGAACTCTCGGCTTTGCTGCTGCTCCGAGCGGCCACGATGAATGCCACCGTTGTCCAGTGCGATCAGTAAGCAAGCTGCGGCAATGCCGGGGTAAGACTTGCTCATTTCCCGCCCTCTACAGTGCTGAGAGCGGCGCGGCCTAGATAATCCGCCATGTACTCAAAGCAGCGCACAAGCTCTATCCAGTCCGAACACAGGGTTAGCGGACCCGCCTCGCAGTTGAATTGATAATCCCGTTCCAACCGCTCGATATAAACGCGACCGTTCTCGATTGCTCCGGCAGGAAAATCAGCATCGCTAACCGCCTCGGGCTTCGAAGATGGTGGGGCAGACAAGGCGGAAATCTGGGCGCGAAGGTCGCGGTTGTCCCCGATCAGGCGTTCCACTTGCTGCAAGCGAGCGGTCATATCTCGGTCGTGCTGCGCTTGCAGGTCGAAAACGCCATTCTTCTTATCATCGTCGCGGCGATTGAGGGCCACAGCGCCCCATGACATTCCACCTCGGCGGATATAGACGCAGGTATCTCCAAACCGTTCTTGGATGCTCTGAAGGTGCAGAATCACCTCGCTGATCTTCTGCATGCGGTCGGTATCGTCCACCGCCTCTGCTATCTGCTCTGGTTCGGCCACGAAAAGGGGGGTCATGTTCCTAACGATGCCGCGCTCTATATCCAGATCGGAAAAAGACACTTCGGGTGCAAAATGCCATTCCTCACCCGTGTAATTCGTCTGCCAAGCCGTACCGAAAGGCTTCGGGGTAAGAGGCTCACATATCATGTGATCCGGATTTTCTTCGTCCGGAATGTATACAATGGCAGGGACGGTTTCGCACGGACCAAAACCCTGAATGCCACCCGCATATTTCTTCACCTGCTGGGTCATCCTACCGCTCCTTCGCCTTGTTTTCTGGGTTCTGCATAGACCGCGACAGCGGGGTTTCCGGCCGGGCTATCTTTGTGACCGTCAAGGAAATTGGAGAACCAAGCTGCGCCGTGTTCGGTCATCAGCAGTTGGCCTTTGGCGTCGATGTAGGCGACTGGCTCTCTGTCGGAGACCTCAATTGGAGCAGCTTCTTCACTGAAGGCCCTAACCACTTCCGGCGTCAGTTCAAGAGGCGCAGTCAGCAGCCCCCTCCTGACCATCGCTGCCATGCCCTTTTTTGCCCGTTGCATCAGATCATCGCTGATCGTCTGTTCTTGCGGAGAGGACCGGAGAATGTTCAGCGACAATCCCAAGCGTTTGTAGAAATCACCGATCTGCGCCTGCTTTTCGTTCGGCAGGTATTTAGCATTGGTGTTGATGAAAAGCTGGAGGTTGCGGATTGCCCTGTCGCGCGGGTCTCGCTCAGCCATAGGTGCAGGAGAGGCGTCAACAGCATCGCCCCACTTCTTCCATGCACTATCTAGCCAAGGGCAGAAGTCTGAATGTCCCTCCCCGCTCCCGGCTGCACCGCATTCGCAAAGCCTCTTCTCGGCTTCCTGATATGCAATTGCAGGGTCATCAGCAGTAGGTGCAGAGCGAAGGGCATCTGGCTCTGGCGCGGGGGATGAGAGGGCGGCAGATAGGGCAGCGCGGGCCGTAGAGCGGCAATGTTCCTGGTAGCTATCCTCAGTTTCCGGGAACGGATAATCGCGAAGGGTTCCATCTGCGGACCATAGCGCGTCAATAGCAACTGCGCCCCGCTCAATCATTTCGTCCTTCACCTCTCCCTGAATTGGAGAGCGCAGGGCTTGGGGAAGGTCGGTAATGCGTTGGACGTGCAGATAGCCGTCCTCGAAACTCCAGCCACACCGCCAGTAGTCGCCTTCCCAAAAATCCGGGTCGGAAAGCTCAGCAAGCATATCGTTAGCCTCTTGCTCTTCGCTCGGATCGGGCCACATGCAGCGAACCACAGCCTGCTTCATGGCTTCGAAGCCGATCACTACTGTTGAGCTTTCGCCGTCAGGACCAGCCGTTACAAGCCACGCCCGTTCATCACTGACCGCCTCTATGCTGTTCATGGGGTAAGCTCCGAAATGAGGGTGGTGACGTGACGGGAAAATTGATCAAGGATCCCGGGGTCAAGCGCGAAGAACCCAAGCTGCCCACGGCAGGGGATTAACGGCACCGGGAAGGCATCGCGCAGGACAAACCCGTACTTGCCGAAGAACCAATTGCTGTCCATGTCACTGACGCAATCGACAATCCGAGCTGCACCGACAACACCGCCTCTAGGCAGCGCCATATCGGTTTCATCCTCCTTGTCGAGTTCGCTTTTCGAAACTCCGGCATGGATCAAAAACCAACCCCGGCCCCGCGTCGGCCAGTCGCGATTCTCAACATCTTTGCCTTGGTTGAAGATGTAGTGCGGGTATGGCTGCTTGATGCTGAGAGCCCGAATAGAACCGGCATTCACCCGTTCCAGCAGCCCTCGTAGCGCATCAACTGATAAAGGGGTGGGGGTCATTGAACCTGCTCCGATTTGGCTTTTGCCTTGCGGGACTTGCCCCAAGGATCGACTGGCTGGGGAATGGGGCGGCTTGCTGAGGGATCGAAGCCGCGCGAATGCATCGGCCTGGATGGCTGGCGCTCAGACTTCGGTTTGGACTGCTTTGGTTGGGCTGGCGCGTCCAACTTGAGGCGCAAAATCTTCTGCTCAATGCGGCGTCGGATAGTGCGTTGGAGCGCCCGGAAGGCATAGAACAGCCAGTCCCGTTCGCTTAGGACCATGCTGCGGCCATCCATAGCGTCGTGACAGGCCATGCACCCGTCGCCAGTGGATGTGTCGTCAGCCTTCTTCGCCATGGCGAACGTCTCGTCGTGCAGGTGGCAGGAGACTGTTGGCCCACCGGTGCACACGTTCGGGATGGCAAACACACAAGTCTGGCCCTTGCTTCCATCAAGGTAGTCACGGCTGCGGATAGGCTCGCGGCGGAAGTTCTCCATCACGCAGCCTCCGCCTTCGTCTTGCGAGCCGCCTTGGCCTCAGCCTTTGCCCGGGCTTCGTCCCGCTTGCGCCAGTTCTCCTCGCGCTCTTTGCGGTGCTGCTCCCAGAACTCACTGGCCTTGATGATGACCTCTGCCTCATTAGGCGCTTCGAAGAAGATGCCCAGCCGGGTGCGTGGATGGGTGACGCGAGCCAGCCATTCCTTGCCAGCGTCGGAGTTCTCCGAGAGGCAAGTTATGATGCGGTAGTCTGGATCGGGCGCCATCAGACCGTCTCCGCCGGGTAGACCTGTTGATCCTGGGTCTGTTTCGTCAGCCACCAATTAGCGGTGAAGACTTCATTCTTGCGCTTTGGATCGCCAGCCATCTTCGTGACCAACCATTCCAAGTAGGCACGCGGCACCTCGGAGAACTTCTTGCCGTAGTGCTCGCCAAGCGTCATGCGAGGTAGGAAGCCGGGTTCTTTGCTGATCTCGACCAGCCGCTCAAGCGGCCGCATCTTCAGCAGTTCTTGCAGGATATGCGCCGTGACATAGGCGTCGGGCAGGGCTCGGTGGGGCGGCTCTGCAAGCTTGCGATCTATTGGCAGGCCGAGGTGGTAACGCAGTGCCTGGTTGCTGTGGCTCGGTGCGTCTGGCCAAGCCCGCAAAGCACACTTGTAAGTGCAGATATAGGCTTGCCCCGCACCCTTGAAGAAGTGCTGCTCGAACACCGCGTTGTGGGCTGCATAAACGTCAGCCTCTGTCATGCCGGCGCGCAGCGCTTGCCAAGCAACCATGGCATGCGGAGCGTCCGCTACATCATCAGGAATGATGTGGTGCACAGCCATTGTCACTGGTGGTATGCCGCCAACAGGCTTCACCAGTGACTGCCATTCACTGCCGGGCACGATCGGAAAGCCTTCGGATGCGAGATCAACATCAAGGAATCCCGCCTCAATTATTTCAGCGTTCTCGTCTTCAGGCAGCCCGGTGGTTTCGAAGTCGATTACCCGGGCAATGCGCGGAGTATGAGAGAGGTCCAGCGTGTTCATGGCTGCACCCCGTGAGCGGAAAGGATTGCTGCGCGCATGACATCACGCATCGTTTGCCCTTCAATGTGGGTGCTCAGCCACCACTCAGCGCGTTCGCACGCATCGTAGAGGACCGGGGATGCAGCAAGTAGGTTACGTGTTGCCGAGTGTGGGATGCTCTCGGCTATGAGGAACCCGCGACCTGGCTCCATCTCTTTGAAGCCTCGAAACCGCAATGGGTCTATCTCTTGTGGAATGTCGCCATAGATCGCGCTTCCGATTGCCCGATAGGGCCCTGGCGTGAAAAGTCGCTGCATCACGCATTCTCCTCTGCGTCAGCCGTCACCCGGTCGAATTCGGCGAGCCAAGCTTCCCTGCGAGCGGGCAAGAGATCGCTGGGTGGTTCCCGGTCTGCACCAGCTATCGCGGCTGAGCCAGCGTCACGCAGAAGGTCGGGATCAATCACGTCGTCCTGATCCTCGCTGGAAGTCTGCCGGTGATTGTCGAGGTCTTGTGACGGGGCGCTTAGAGCCTCGGCTACAATCTCCGCGTTGAACCCTGGGCCTGCCTCTCGTGGTGCAAGCCGGGAAGCGAGGCCTGACCCTTGCGGTGTGATATCCTTTGGCTCGTACTCGAGCTCGTCGTTGCTGTAGACGCCCAAGAGAACTTCCGGGCAGTGGCGGCGAGCCCAGGATCGTGCAGCGAAATATCCAAGCTGCTGGCGAGGGTCGGACTTCCATAGCGGCGAGTTCTTGGTCGTTATGCTGCCGATTGTAGGCGTCTCGTATTCGCACTCTTGATCGTTGAGGATGCCCGTCACTGTGCAGACTAGGTTATTGCCCTCACCGCTGTAGGAGTAGCGCAGGCGGCCCTTGATGCCCGACCGTGTATTGACCACCGCCGCAATAAGCTGGGCTTCATAGGCCACTCGCTTGTTTACGAAGTAGGACTTTGACGCAACCGCGAAGGGGTTCATCTGCCAGTCTAGAGCCTGCATAGCGACCGCCATGCACGCGCCAACATCGCCTTGGAGGTGCTCTGGCAGCATCTTGCCGGCGCGAGCCATTACCTCTGCGAACTTGACCACCTCGCCGAGGTTCTGCGGCGCTATACGGTAGCCACCACCCGAGGTCATGCCGACAGACGTCATCGGCATAGTTTCTCGCTGGGGCTGCTGGGTAGCAATCTGCTGGTTCATGTAAGGCTAAACTCCTGTTCGAAAACGTCGAGCCGCCGATTGATGTTGTCGCGGCCCCATTGGGGGAGGGATAGTCGCTGGGCGTCTGCCTGGCGGGCTGTTGGTCCCGGCCAGATGCCGGTCTCTAGGCATTTCTCAAAGATGCTGAGGGCGACGAATGTTGAGCGTTCGCCCAGCACAATGTCGGTGTCGTCCAGGGTTCTGACCGAAACCGCGTGGACGTCGCCAGTGTCGACAAACACTAGGTGGAAGCCAGCCATCTGCCGGTCGAGCACTGCTCCCGCACCCATACCCACAACAGCACCTTGGACGTGGTAGCCCCGGTCCAAGACCGTCATGGAAAGATCCCGATCTTCGATGCCGGTAGAGGTGGTTTTGAGGTCGGCGAAGTCGTTGCTGTCGCCGGGGATCGCGTCAGGTCGGGCCTTCACCCACACATTCCCAATTTTCCAGATCAGTGACCGCTCGATCTCCCCAGAGAGAGCCCCTTGCACATACAGGGGCGTATTCTTGAGCCCGCAATTCGTCATGCCTTTTTGCCAAGGCAGCAGGCCAGCCATGCCTTGGATTTTCTCCACCTGGTTTGGGGTGAGGATGGTCAGCCCTTCGGCCTTGCGATCCTCCACCCACTTCTTGCACGACGCGTTGTTGCCGTTCCAAACGCGACCGTCTGGCGCTTCCTCTGGCCGCTGCACAAAGTGCTTGCCGAAGTCGCGCTCGCCCAGGAACAGGTGGTGGGCAGCCCGTCCGAGAATGAAGGCTTCCTTGTCGCCTTCCTCCACCCTGCTGGGGTTTAGATCGCTAGTGCGCCAATAGGCTGCCGGCGATTGCAGAATTTTGCGGATGCCACTTGAGCTGATCGACGGACCATCGCAGCATTGCGAGTGATACCAGTCGATCGACATGTCATAGATGCCTGGCTTGGTGACGAGCTCGCCGTCTTCGATCTTCTGGACGTTCATGCTGCCGCCCTCCCGACCCGCATGTCTGTGTCTATGGCCTGCGCCCACTCAGCGAGCTTGGCTTCGACCGCCAGAAGCTCGTCGCGCATGGCAAGGTCCACTGTCTCCATCTCCAGAGCGTGGCGGGCGAAACGCTGGCGTTCCTGGTCAAGGATTGTGATGCGCTTGTAGTCGTCAGAAGCGCCCTGTAAGCGGGCGAAAATCGCGGCCAAGGGAAAGTCCCAGTCACCGATTCCAATGCCGCCACAGGGCGGATGATCGGCTGGTGCAACAATCATTCCGGCTTGGGCGAGGCGAAGCGAATGCAGGAAGGTCAAAACCATTAGAACAATCCCATGATCTGGCTCGGCGGCACGATCAGCCAGCCGAAGGTTGCGTACATAAATCCAGCTAGGCCGAAGGCTTGAATGGGGAGGAGCAGGGCTGCGCGGATCATTGGGCCGCGATCCTTGTGCCTTCGACCGCGACCTTGGCAGCCGCGTCCATGGGATCGCAGAAGTGCTCCATGGCGTTCGCCAGATCGACCAATCGGGCCAGTGCATCGGCCTCGATCGGTTCTGGATCGCCGCCCGACATGCGAGCGCCTTTGACGTAGCAAAGCGTCTCATGAAGCTTGCGGGCCTGGTCGATGGCTTGTTGAAGATCGCGCATCACGCCACCCCTACAGCCGCGGCTTCGGCGATGACGCGCCGTGCCTTTTGAAGGGCCTTTATGGTGTTGGCGCTTATGCCGATCTGCGTTCGAAGGTCGTCTGTGATCGTTGGATCTTCGAACTCTCCCATCATATCGCGTAGTGCGCTGAGGAGATCAGCGCTCAATGCCCGCAGGACTTGCTCGTCTGTCTGATGGCACCCGCAGGTCTTGCTGGTGCGTTGACCTATGGAAGGGCAGGTGAAATCTGTACACTTGTGCAGCATCGCCATCACTCCGCAGCCAGGAGGGCAGGGACGCCAAGGGCGTCAGCAACCGCCTTGGTGAGAGGGGCGTCGACGTTTTGCGATACGCACCCTCGGGCTGCATCAAGCTTGTCGATCATCGCCCAAGAGTCGGCATCGTCCGCGGCGATCCGGGCGAGCAGGGCTTCCTCGGAAGCATCATCGAAGGGGAGAAGCTTAGGCTCACCGACGCCGCCGAAGGTGACGCGGCCACCTTTGTCGACAGCCATGGTTTGTTCGCCGATCCATCCGCCATGATCGAGGGTCAACAGGAACGCTTCCCCTTCGCCCTGATCTTCAATGGCCGTGACGGTAGCAAAGCCGCCGAATGGGCCAAAATCGCCGCCCACGGCGTAAATGGTGGTTCCGGTAGTCAGGCGTTCGATTGGGATGCTAGTCATTGGTCGTTCCCCAACAGCATGTTCGCTTGTTGAGGGTAATGTTGCGCAACTAGCAACTAATGTAAAGTGATAAATGCGCAACGTGCAACTTTTTGCTTGACGACCTTTCCTGCGCTCGCGTACGGTAACTATAATCCGAAGGTACTGAGACAAGACCCGAACGTAGTGAGGGGATTGTCGGGAACACCCTTATAGGCTTCAGGGCAGCCGCGCCTAAGCGGCGCTGCCACTGAGTTCAGGGTGATAAACACCAGACTCTCAGCAAGCTCTGAGTTCAGTAAGAGGCAATACGCGCGAGCGGAAAAAGCGACGGAACCTTAACGGCTACAAATCACCATGTTCCGGGCTTAGGAGATTCGAATGGCTGAGACCTCGATCGAGTGGACCGATTCGACCTGGAACCCTGTAGCTGGATGCACGATCCTGACTGCAGGCTGCACCAACTGCTATGCGATGCGCATGGCAGCGCGGCTCGAAGCTATGGGGCAAGACAAATACGCAGGTACCACCCGCAAGAGCGGTGGCCGAGCGAAGTGGACGGGGTTGATCACGCTGGACCATAAAGCGCTTAGCGTGCCGCAGAAGTGGTTAAAACCGCGCCGGGTATTTGTGAACTCAATGTCCGACCTGTTCCATGTTGACGTGCCTGCGGACTTCATCCGGCAAGTATGGTCGACTATGGAGGCTACGCCTCGCCACACCTACCAGATTTTAACCAAGCGGCCGGAGCGCATGGCTGAAGTGCTTACCCGCGGTGAATTCCCGGTTCTGCCGAACGTATGGCTTGGCACCAGCGTGGAAGATGGGAAGGTGGTCGAGCGCCTAGATGATTTGCGCAACGTGCCTGCGGCCGTCCGGTTCGTCTCGTTCGAGCCGTTGATCGGCTCTGTTGCTGGCGCCGACCTTACTGACATTCATTGGGCGATAGTCGGCGGCGAATCTGGCCCGAACGCCCGCGACATGGACCCCGTTTGGGTCGATGAGATTGAGGCCGCTTGTCGTCGTGCCGGTACCGCGTTCTTCTTCAAGCAGTGGGGCGGTCGAAACAAAAAGGCTGCCGGCCGGGAGTTGCGCGGCCGCACCTACGACGAGATGCCAGCTTTGAGTATGTGACCTGCTATCTTAGTTGCCAAACCAATTGCTTTGTCGCTGGGGTTGGAAACAGCGAAGAATAGCGATGCCATTGGCGCGCCGCCATTGTGGCGAAGGCGCATAGGAGGCAGGACGGCGCCTCGAAAAACAGTTTTCAGTCGCTCCCCAACGTAAGCCTCGATCGCGTCCACATCAGCTCGCACAACGGCCTGTTCGACTGTTTCGAAGAGATTGGTTGGTGCGACCGCGTGATCGTACCAACGCTGTCGCCAGTCTTGCGTCCCGAGCACTCTATCGAGCGAAGCTTGGTTGGAACTGTCCAGCTTAGTTGGGTCGTGAGGAGCGTTCCGGTAAAGTCCCGAAAGTGGGAAGAAGTACCAGCAGTCGAGCGCCTCCGTTTCAGCAATAGCTTCTACCGTGTTCCATTCCACTTCCATTCCGTATGGATCCAGAAAAACCACACCCCGCATGCCTTTGATGCCGGCCTGTGCTCGGTGCCAGGGCATCCGGGTGCAAAGGCGCCGGACGAAATCATTGGCATCCCCTTGGCGCAAAGCAACGTTGCGGTCGGGGTGGGCGAGTTTCAGCTCTTCAAGTCGACGAAACCTATCCGGGTCAGATTCGAAAAATGCCAGCGTATCGAACGGCGGGTTCACCGCAAGAGCGATACTTGCTGACCCTGGAGTGCTCATTTCTTGAGGTTCATCTAACCCGAAAAGCGGTAACGCCGCAGTCGTTTCAGTTCTCGTGCCCGATCCTGCAAAAGCGTCTACATAGATGCGGGCAAACCCTTGGTCCTTAAGCGCGATAGAGTAGGCTTGCAGGTATTTCCCAAGCGCGTTGAGCTTACGTTCAGTGTCTATGCTGCCGCGAAAGTTGTTGCTCATTCGGGCCTCAGATGCTGCTCGATCAGCTCGCGTGCCATGGCGATGACTTCGCCATAAGCGGGCGTCCGATCTGCCTGGGCTTGCTGCGTTTCAAGCAGGAGCAGTGCCTGTTCATAGACTTCCACCGTCTCTTCGCCATTGAGCAAACCCTTGTCGTGCAGCGACTGGACCAGGGCTGCGAGGATCGCCGACGTTGAAAGTGCCACGGCGGCCGTCAAGGCGTTTTTGTCTGGCATCACTCCATCTCCGGGACTTCACCCTCTTGGAACAGGATCACCGGTTCGCCGAACTCGCCGTTCACCAGGTCAGCCGATCGCCACCAGGCGAGTACGCCAGCATACTTGCCAGATGACCAGAGCAGCCGCGCCTGCTGCTTTGCGGCATCTTCGGACTGAGCTTCACGAGCTTCGAACGCTGGCTGCAGTTCGCCTTCTTCATCACGAGCAAAGGCAAGGTAGACGATGAGCTTGGTTGGTTCAGACATGATCTGCCAGCCCCTTAATCACTTAGAGGTGCCGGTCTTGAGGGGGAACGCACTTTCTAGGGTGCGTTTGATGCGCTCCACTTCCTCTTCGCTCCGACCGTGAAGGAACCTTGCAATCCAGTCGTCGTCGGGGTGACGGAACAACGATTCTGGCTCGCAGTGGAAAAGTGCGGCAAGGCGCTCCTGCGACTCGACGTTTGGTGTAGAGCCTGAATACCAACGAGATACTACGCTCTTATCGACGTCCAACTCTGCAGCCAGTTTTGCCTGGTTCTCAAAGCCGCGAGCGACTGCCCACTCTTCGATATAGTGCGGGCGCTTGGGCTGCTTTCCTTTGTGAATACGTACAATTTCGGTCATAGACTGTCGGTAGTCTGATTGCGCAATCATGTCGTTAGCACCTTGCGCAACAAGCGTATTGACAACAGTTGTTAGTTGCGCAACTAATAGCTCCCATGAGCACCACCAAAACATTCGCTGATTTGCTGAAGCAACGCGGGGTCAAACCCATTGACGTGTCTCGCGCTCTCGGCGTGGACAAAGCAACCGTCTCCCGCTGGTGTCGCGGCAGCATCCCCGCCGAACGTGTTGTTGCGGTCGAGCGAGCCACCGGTATTTCCCGGTTCGACCTGCGGCCGGACCTGGCAGCCATCTTTGTGCGCAGCGTCTCCGAGCGGGAGAGCGCAGCATGACCACATACCCCGTAGTTTCCGGTCTACTCATTGGCTCCTCGCTTTCCAGCAAGGACATGGTCGATTGCCGCGATGCTGGCGCCGATCCAGCGCTCTTTCAGCAGACCCTTGGCATCACTTGGGACTACCTGGAGCTTTGCCTGTCGTATGGCCTCAGCTTCGAGCAGATCAAGGGCGTTACCATCGATGGCGCTGCCTTTAACGTTCAGTGCAAGCTCCGCAACGATGCGGTACCCGGCAGCGACGGCCGGGGCGAGGATGTGGTGGGCGGTGCCATCACCGGAGATGGCTGCGTCGTACCGGTACTCGGGAACGGTTTTGTCCATCAAGATGCGCTGAAACACACCGTAGACTGTGGCGTGCACGGCTTTGTCCCAAGCCTTCTTCTCGCTGTCCGACGATGCCTTGGGTGGGTAAAGCGAAAGCGCGGCGGTTTGGGTTCGACTCAGCAACCCGCCGAACCACGGCCCTTTGCCTCTCAGTGCTGCAAGTTCGAAGAGGATCGCGTTGGCAGCAAGCTCCAGCGCAGCGATGCGAGCAGCATCAGTCGTGTCGGTCATGATCGAATGTCCTTTCGATTGCAGCAGGTGACGCTGCCATGAGGGGGAAGCAGGAGTCCATCAGCGGCCGGATGAATGGTTGCCCACTGGTGACCTGCTTTGATCCCGATCAGCAAGTTGCCAGCGACCGCCTCGAACGCGCCGCTGTGGCGCTCTTTGCCGAATTCATCCGCGATCCAGCCAACGCATATCGGCGGTGGGTCCGTGTCCCAGAGGTCCAGAAGGACCGCTACCGCCGTGAAGCTGCAGCCGTTGCTGCGGCTTTGGAGGCGTGAATGTCTGAGCTGGGCATCGTCGTTAGCTGCGCAGCTCTTCTGATCCTCTACGCGGCGGCTATGGGGTTCGTCATGTCTCGTCATGTGGGGAAGCTCCGTTCCCGCACAATCAACACCAACTCGACTCCGCGTTTTCGGAAAGTGTGACCGCCGAAATGGAAAACCGTGAAGACCCAATTTTAGAGATGAAGCGCCGCTTTCGTCAGATCGGCGGCATCAAGGGCATCGGTGAAGCTGATGTTCATGTGCGCAACCGTGCGCAGCGTCGTGTGAATGGCATGCTTCCCAAGAACAAGCACATCTCGGACCGGACGGCGTACGCACTTTGGCATGGAGAGAAGGCCGAAATCCCAAGTCACCTTATGGACGTGGTGCGCGCGCTCACCAATCCGCGGCCCACCATTGAGCAGAAGCTAAGCGCATTCATTGAAGCCAGCCAACAGGTGGAACATGCCCTGGTCACGCAACGCCAAGCTCTTGAAGCCGAACTCGCCACGGCCCGGGAGTGGCAAGCCTTTGACCGTCAGCAGGGTGCAAATCTTCTGGCTTCAGGTCCGGATCGGCGCCGAGCGATGCAAGCGGTTCGCCGCACTGTGGCTGCTTCGCTTCTTTTGAAATCCAACCCCGACAGCGAGTCCTCCTCCCTTATCGCTGCCGAGTAGCCCCGCCGCATCCTCCTCCCGCGGCGGGGTGCCTATTCCTCAAACAAGGATCAATCCATGACTGAGTACCGGCAGAATTCTTACGATGACGACGATATGCGCGCGGTGATCGACGCGATCGAGAGCCTGGAAGCGCAGAAGAAATCCATCATGGCCGCTGCCATGGGTGAGTGCGCAGGCATCGCGAACAAGATCAAGGTTCAAAAAAAGCAGGCGAAGGATGATCTGGGCATCCCGATGAAGGTGCTTAACCCAATCCTGAAGCGCCGTTCGCTCGAGCGTAAGATCGAAGAGCTCACCTCCAATGTCGATGAAGACTACATCGAGGTCTTCGAGGATGCGGTCGGTCAGTTCTGCTTCTTCTCGATGGTGAACGACGAGGATCATCTCGCAGATGATCCCGACGAGACGCCGCCGTCCCATGATCCTACGGCTGCAGAACTTGCTGAAGGCGAGGAAGTACTCAGCCAGGTGAAGCACTGATGGCCCGGTGTCTGCTGGCGCTCGATCTCGGCACAACCACAGGGTTTTGCGTTGGCAACGCCGCGGCCAGCTCCAGCGGCACCGCCAACTTCAAGCCGGGCCGGTTTGAAGGCGGCGGCATGCGGTTCGTCAAGTTTCGGGGTTGGCTCAATGAGATGTCCGGCGCTTACCCGATTGATCAGGTGGCATTTGAAGAAGTCCGGCGCCACGCCGCGACTGATGCTGCGCACGTGTATGGGGGGTTGATGGCGACCCTGACGGCCTGGTGCGAGGAGCGCAGCATTCCATACGAGGCGGTGCCGGTTGGCACCATCAAGAAGCACTGGACGGGGAAGGGTAACGCCGACAAGGCGGCAATGATCGCCGAGTCCGAACGTCGTGGGCTGTCTCCGGCGGACGACAACGAGGCCGACGCCCAGGCCTTATTCGATTTCAAGTTCGCTCAGGCTGATACGGCCCAGCGCGCAGATGTGAGCTTCTAGCGATGACCTTGGACATCATAGAGCAGGCGAAGAACCGCATTGCTCAGAACGACCGCGAAATCCACCGCCTGTTGGCAGACAATGATCGGTGGCAAGACTTCATCACCCAAGCTCGTGAGCTGGTGGGCGATCACGAACCGCAGTCGCCTGCAACGGCTGCGCAGATGCAGGCGGGCGCCGCCGGGCCGCAGACTCCCCAAGGTGCTGCCACTCCAACCTCTCTCGACCGTGCGGAGGGCATCGTAGACGGTCAATCTATTCAGCCGGAAACGGCTGACGAGCTTCCCCCGGCATCGCGTGGATTTGTCGGTGAGGATGATTTGCGCGAACCTGCAGCCACGGTGCGGGGTCAAATTGCTCAGGAAGGGGATGCGCCCCTGGAAGCCGCCGCTACTGCGAACGGCGAAGGTATGTCCGGACATACCGCGCACCTGAGTACCGGATTACAGACAAGCTCGGGTAAGCCGGTGGAGGCTCCGGCCTCTGCCGCTCCGGCTGCAGATGATAGTTTGATCGATCGCATCAAGGAAATGCACGACCGCCAGCCCGAGTGGCCTGCTAAGCTTATTGGTGAAGCCTTAGGCGTGACGGTCTTTAAAATATCGGCAGTGTCGCGCTGCCACGGCCTTGGACTACCAACACAGGCAGAGTTCGAGGCGAGAAGGGTAGCGAAGATCACAGACACGCTGAAGGATGCGATACAGCTTCAGTCGCAGTCTGTGGCGCCTGTGAGCCCTCCCAAGCCACCAACCTCCCGCCCAGCGGCAAAGCACGCCAGGGGGCAGCTATTCCGCCTCCGTACAGGCAATCGCGATGGCAAGTATCTGCATCAGTCCTGCATAGGCTTGGTGGATGACAACGCCTATGCGTGGAAGGGCACCGAGCGCCAGATGGTCGCGGTTCGCGCCCGCTACAAGGAAGCCCTCGACATGTACGAGGAGCCGGTACTTTGACGGCCGCGTCGGCACGCGGGCTCTTCCGCGCAACTGGAAAGACGCCGAAGCCGGTCGTGGTTCAACTGCTCGACGGCACCTTCGCCAAGTCGGACGAGGGCCTCGAGCGGGAGCGTGACGACTTCTACCCCACGCCACCAGAACCCACTCGGGCACTGTTACATGCCGAGATAAATCGTCTGCGTGACTTCCCTTGCATTTGGGAGCCTGCTGCTGGCGACGGTGCAATGGTCCGCGAGATGGAAGCCTTAGGGCTGAAGGTCCAGAAGTCGGACCTGGTTGACCGCGGCTGCGGCGCGATGATCGCCGATTTCTACCAGTTCACCAGCGGGCCCAAGGCCATCGTGACGAACCCGCCGTTCTCCGAGTGTGGATGGGGCAATGGTAAGGCCCGCTGGCTTCGCCATGCTCTTGAGACCATTGGCGTCGAATACATGGCGCTGCTGATGAACTGGGGCTGGCCTGGAGCTGGCGGGCTGGCCCCGTTCTATGCCGCACATCCTCCCGCCCGCGTCTACCTCATGCGCTGGAAGATCGATTTTACGGGGCAGGGCGCCCCGCCAATGCTCAACGCTTGGTTCGTTTGGGACAAGGAGCGCCAGGGCGAAACAGTCCTGCGCATGCTCGATCGCAAAGACGCCAGGCAGCACGAACTCTTCAATCATCTGGAGACCGCCGATGCTTGACGTACTTCCGAACTGGACAATGCTATCGGGCGAGGCTCGGCTAAAAATCATCCGCCCGATGGTGGCTGATGGGCTCTCCGCTGCTCAGATCGCCGACAACTTCCGCAACGCATCACGATCAGCTGTATGCGGCTTCTGCGATCGAAACAACGTCAGGCTTCTAGGCTTCAAGTCCGCACCCGCTAAGCAGCACGGCAACAAGGGTGCGCCAAGGGCTCACGCTATTGTAGCCAAAGCCGCCCGCAAGCGTGCCGGACGCGAGCCCCACGACATAAAGGATGGTGAGGGCGTCGACGTCACCCACCTGCTCGGTATCATGGACCTGGACCACCACACCTGCCGATGGCCGGTAACGGGTGAGGGCAGCGGAACACTGTTCTGCGGCATCTACATCCCCAGCGGCACGTACTGTCCCGAACATACCCAGCGTTCCGTGTCCAAGGCCGTGCGGCCATGACGGACAAGGGTAAACGGCTTCTCGATATCGTAACTGCGATCAGAAACGTGGCGCGGGAGCACGAAACTGAGTGGCCAAAGTCGCTCCTGGAAAACCCCACGATCACTACCGTCCAAGCGGACCTCTATAGTGCTCGCATCTATGACACTGGCTGCCTAAAGCAGGGCGCCCAGACGATAGAGGCAATGGTCAACAAAGCTGACGCATGGAGCTCGCTGTTCCTACTGGCGGTACGCAACCCTGCAGCTTTCGACGCCATAGTGGTGCTCGCTGAAATTGAACTGGCCCGCGAGCCGGCGAAGGCGGCGGCATGATCTACGGCAGCGTCTGCAGCGGCATTGAGGCGGCAACCATGGCTTGGCATCCACTCGGCTGGACGCCTGCATTCTTCAGCGAAATTGAGAAGTTTCCAAGCGCTGTGCTGGCGCACCACTACGGCAGCAACATGCCGGGTGAGGTGGCTTCCACCAATGGTGTGCCGAACCTCGGCGACATGACCCGGTTTCAGGAGTGGCCCGACTATGCAATTGGACTTCTTGTTGGAGGAACGCCCTGCCAGTCCTTTTCGGTCGCGGGGCTCAGAGCCGGATTGGCTGACCCCAGGGGCAACCTCATGCTCACCTATCTTGCCATTGCTGCACGATATCGCCCCCGCTGGCTGGTCTGGGAGAATGTCCCCGGCGTTTTGTCCTCCAATGACGGACGGGATTTTGGCTCCTTCCTCGGAGCGTTGGGGGAACTCGGGTATGGGTTCGCCTACCGAGTGCTTGACGCTCAGTTCTGTCGAGCACATGGACACGAGTGGGCCGTTCCGCAACGTCGACGCCGTGTGTTCGTTGTCGGATATCTTGGAGACTGGCGACGTGCCGCTGCGGTACTATTTGACGCCGCGAGCCTGCGCGGGGATCCTGCGCCGCGCCGACAAGCGGGGCAAAGAGTTGCCCCAACAATTAGCGCTCGCCCTTCGGGTGGTGGCGGCCTCGGAACTGACTTCGATCTCGACGGCGGCTTGATCGCGAACTCTGGGGATGTTGGGTATTGCTTGACAGCAAGCGCTCAGCAGAGCCTCGACGCGGAGACGGAGACGGAGACGGAGACGCTAGTCGCTACCGCTGCGCCTGCGATTACCAGCAATCCATATGGTGACCATGAGAGCCGAGAAGGTCTGCTGGTTGCCCATTCATTGCGCGGCGAAGGCTTTGACGCCGGTGAAGATGGCAGCGGGCGTGGAACGCCCATTGTGCCGGTGGTAGCTGCCTCACTAACTCGAGGTGCAGAGAGTGCTGGTAAGGGCGGCTATGCTGGTCGGCGTCAAGAGGATGACACAAACCTTGTAGCGCAGCAGGTCGCTGGCACTCTCGGGCAGCGCACCACTGACCATCCAAATGGCATGAAGTCAGAGAGCGATTTCATCGTTGCGCATGCCATCCAAGCTGGAGCAGTTCGTGAGAACCCGACCAGCGGCCCTGACGGCATTGGCGTCCAAGAGGGAATTGCCTACACTGTTGAGGCCCGCGCCGAAGTGCAGGCCGTGGCTTTCAATCCCAAGGCTGGCGGCAACAAGACCATTGGCAAGAGCTACCTCGATGACGGCTCGACCTACACGCTCGACACCGACTGCACCAGCGTGGCAGTTCAAACAGCATGGGCGGTTCGTCGATTAACTCCACGCGAGTGCGAGCGCCTCCAAGGCTTTCCTGACGATTTCACTGCCATACCGCATCGCGGCAAGCCTGCGGCTGACGGCCCTAGATACAAGGCGCTCGGCAACAGCATGGCGGTCAACGTGATGCGTGTGATCGGCGAGCGAATCCAGATGGTGGAGGCGCTGTGATGGAACGCTTTTCCGAAGCCCTGCTAGAGAACATCAAGTCAGCTGTGCCGATCACTGATGTGGTCGGCCAGAACGTTTCTTGGGACAACGGCAAGTCAAACCCCGGCCGTGGTGACATGTGGGCGTGTTGCCCCTTCCACGGCGAGAACTCCCCAAGCTTCCATGCCGAGGCAGAGAAGGGCGTCTACCATTGCTTTGGGTGCGGTGCCTCAGGGGATCACTTCGAGTTCCTGACCAAACTCCAAGGCATGGACTTCCCCGAGGCTGTCGAGACCGTCGCTCAGATGGCTGGCATATCGCTCCCAGGCGAAGCCGCAGGTCAGCCGCGTGAGCGTCGTGCACCGGAACAACCCCGGCAGGAGAAAGCCCGCCCACAACCCTCCGCCGCCGAGGGAAAGCGAAAGCTGGTCAAGACATACGACTACACCGATCGGGACGGCGAGTTGCTGTACCAGGTGTGCCGCTTTCAGATTGAAATGCCGGACGGCAGCTATGCCCTGACCAAGGATGGCAAGGGCACCTGGAAGACCTTCCTCCAGCGCCGTCCATCGGGCCTGCCCGACGGTTCATGGGTTTGGGGACTATCGGCCGGCGACTTCATGCGCCCCGGTCCCGGCAAGGACTGGTCGGCCTACGACCACAAGAAAAAGCAGGACTGGCCGACGGCCGAACTGCGCACTTTCGAGACTGGTGTTGACCACACGATCTACCGGCATCCGGCCGTTGAGATAGCCATCGCCGAGGGCGAGCCGGTCCTCATCGTTGAGGGGGAAAAGGACGCGGACACTGCCACGTCTCTCGGCTTCTGCGGCACCACCAACAGCAGCGGGTCCAAGCACTGGACCGCAACGCACTCGGCCTGCTTTCAAGGCGCCGACGTTGTGATCTGCCTAGACAATGACGAGGCAGGCGATCGAGCCGATGCTCTGGCTAAGAGCCTCAAGGGCGTTGCCCGCCGAATCCGAGTCCTCGATTTTGCACAGCACGTACCTGGCTTTGACCACGGCAACGACATCACTGACTGGGTGGAGAAGCACGGCGGTGACTACAAACAGCTACAGATGCTTATTGATGGGCTTCCGGTCTACCGGCCAAAGCCGCCTCGTTCGAGCTTCGGCGCCCAGACCAGCAATGCCATTGCCAAGAAGCCCGTGGTGTATGACTGGCTTATCAAAGGGCTGATCGAGCGCAACGGCACGCTGATCCTCGCCGGTGAAAGTATGGTGGGGAAGTCCTTCAAGGTAATGGATATAGGGATGAAGGTCGCGCGTGGCCTCCCATATGGCGATCGGAAGACCCGCCAGGGCACGGTTATCCACATGGCGGTAGAAGATGGGAAGGGCACAGAGCTCCGCTACAAGGGGTACCTCAAGGCGCAGGGCATCAGCCCCGACGCGGACATTCCCTACATCATCATGGACCCGTTCGCCAACGGCGGGCTGGGCTTCTCGCTCATGAATGACGAACAGGTCGACAAGTTCATTGCTGAATGCCTGGAATGGAAAGAGTTCTACGGCAGCCTCGAACTGATCACGATCGACACCTTGGCCATGGCCACAGAGGGCATGGACGAGAACAGTTCAGGTGAGGCCAGCAAGGTCTTGGGTCGCGTCACACGAATCCGGGAGCGCACCGGCGCTACCGTGTGCCTGGTGCACCACATGAACGCGAACGGCAACAAGGTTCGCGGCTCCACAGCCATCGTTGCCAATGTGCCGAATGTCATCGAGATCAAGATGCTTATGTCTATTCCGGCCAACCGCCGGGAAGAGCCTCGTCCGATCCTGGACGGGCAGGGTCGGCCTATTCGGCGAGCACGCCTAGCGAAGAACAAGAACGGCGTTTCGGATAAGGGTTGGTCGTTCGTGCTCGAGGAGGTCACGCTCAACGAGCTTGATGATGATGGCGAGCCTTACACCACCATGGTTTGCGCCAGACAAGCCCGGCACAGCTCAACACAGAGCGAGGAAGAGGTCACAAAGCTGGTCGGCGATCAGAAGCTGGTGTTTGACGCCTTGGTGGCAGCCCAAACAGACGATGGTGGAGATATGCCCCAGGGTAGCACGGCACCGCCCCAGATCAAGCGCTGCGTTTCCAATGAAGCGTTCAAGGCCCGTGTACGCCGAGGCATGAACTTCGCCACTAGTGAGCAAGAGATAGAAGCTCGCAACAAAGAGCTGCAGGTCTTCCTAAAGCGCACCACAACGGCGCTGATCAACGCGGGCTACATGGGCCGCGATAATGACCTCAAGATCGTCTGGTGGACTGGGAAGAGCGATCGGCCGGCATCGCGGCACAGGGAGCAATCACCACCAATCGAGCAACCGGGGAGCGGCATCCCTGACGACGTGAAACGCGAGATCAAAGAAATGGATAAGGCCCCATTCTGATGGAAACAGCACGAGCGGACGTAGAGCGAGAAGTGGGTGAGCTGTTTCGGCAGTACGCCCTGAGTTTAGGGCAATGGGCGGAGTGTAACTGGCGGCTCGATCGGGTTTGGGATGCCGGCGGGGACAGTGAGATGTCACCGGAGCAGATCGATGGTTGGAACAAGTGTGTGGACTCACTGGGAACCGCCATTGAAGCTTGGCTGGGGGAGCAGCCCTGATGCTGGACATGATCAGCCGTCCCCGAACATCACGGTTCCGTGGCGGCAACGCCTACGAGGAACGCAAGACCAACAACTGGGCAGCCTTCGTAGGCTTCCTCCTGGGCCGTGGGTACGCATCCACTGCTATCTCAGAAGCCCTTGGCGATGGTACGAGCCCTGAGACCATCAGGGACATGGCAAAGAAGTGGGGGCTGCCTAGCTGGGGCCGCAAGCAAGACTGCTTCGTCGTGCTGCCACTGACCCAGCGAGACCGCGCCAACCTCACCTCCAGAGCTCGCCAGCACGGTCTAAGCATAGAGGAATACAGCCGGCGCATGCTGATCTGCGGGTCCATGCCACGCGATCGCTACAACGAGATTGTCACTGAGGATCAGTTCTACTGATGCACATCCCACAGTACGCTAAAGGCTCACAGGAGCTCTGGACACCACGTCTAATGCGGGATGCATTGGTCTATGCCATACGCGTCCTTCGGGCCTTGCCCGGGGGCGGTCACAAGACCCAAGTAGGCACATGGGACTTCAACGACGATTGGGGATATGCTGATGAAGAGCAGAACAACAAACAGCGGCTCCGCCCCAAGGCCTCCGACATCACGCACATGGAAGTGCTGTTAATCGGCCAGGGAAAGGCCAAGGGCTTGATCAACGCTAAAGTGCTGTCTTACCCCGAGCATCGCCGCACCCTAATCCGATGGGCCCTGTGGGTCGCCAACGGCTGCCACTCACCTGACGGAGAGTTCGAGACCGAGCAGGAGTTCGCTTGGCGCATCCGCATGGAGGAGGCAACCATGAAGCGTCATAGGGATTTTGCCGCTTCAGTAATGGCAAGGCAGGCAAACGAGCAGGAAATCACCGTCTGGGCATCCGAGAGGCAGGCGCGTAAGCGCAGATCACGCGAGAATTTGCAGTCTGCGGGCAGCTAAAAAGCTTCCAAAGGCCCGCGCTCTACCGGACTCTCCTAACATTCTGGACGAATGAGCCTCTTAGCCCCATAAACGGCATCAACAACGGTAGATTGAAGTTCTGCCCCTCGCAGCCCAGGGCGATAACGCTGGGCACCAATCACTGCATCGCTGGAGATCGGAATGGCTGTTGACCGCGAGGCCCTCCGCAAGATCGTTGCTGGTGAACCAAACGCTAAGATCGCAGTCCGTCGTCAGTGGCTCGCAGAGGTTCTCAAGGAACTGGACGATCTCTACGTCCTCCGCAAGAAGGGCAGCTATGCCGACCGCATCGAGAAAGTGGTCGAAACACTAACCGGCAAACGCGCCGCCTAATGCCCGACCTCACCACTTGTACCAACGATGAGTTGGTTGCAGCAGTAGAGCACCGCCTAGAAGGGAACACCCTCGGCTTCTCCGGCCTCTACAGCACCAACCAGCAGAACTACCGCGAGGCAGGGCAAGACACCATGGATTGGCTGCACGACATGTGCAACGCCGACTTCGAACGCTGGAACCCACACCGGCAGGTTATGATCGCAGCCCTGGAGCGCCATGGTGGTGACCAAGTTCAAGTAAGGCGCCAGGTCTATGCGGTGAATACCACCTTCCATGGGCGCTCGGCGTTTGAGGATCATGCGCCAATTTAGGAGAGATTATCTGCGTTCGGCCTCGTCAAGTAATTGGGCGACTACCTCGGCATTTTCGATGACGTAAACAGTTGCTGTACCGTCTTTGCCGGTGGCGTTGGTGGTAATCATCGTGCCGTCGCTCTGCGACCAAACCGAAACCACATTCTTTGGATTAACCCACACCGGTGGATTTCCATTCCAACTCAAAGTTAAACGGCAAAGAGCCATAACTGTCTACTTCCTGAAAATTGTGTCCTTTAGGTCGGTAGCGACGGACCGAGGCACCAGTTGTTCGCCTAGGTTTAGGGAAAAGGCAAGGGCACATGTCACTCGAAGCCCAGTCTCGTGCGATCCAGATGAAGGTGCAGCGCAACCTAAACTTCGGCTTAGCGCGAGGCCTGACCAACACGGCTAAGTTCGCAGCAGCCAAGCTAGAGCAACAGCTGCCCACTATATTCGACAGGCCAACGCCTTTTACCAGGCGAGCCATTGGCTTTCAGTCTGCGACCAAGGCCAAGCTTGAAGCTCGGGTGTTCGTCCGAGATCAGCAGGCCATGTACCTGATGCGGCAAGAGCAGGGTGGGTTACGAACGCCTCAACCTGGCAGCCCGATCAACATCGCGGTTGGTCAACGCCTCAACCAGTACGGCAACATCAGTCGCGGTGCGATCGCTAAGCTAAGGGCGAAGCCGAACGTGTTCGTATCGAAGGGCACAGGCAAGACGAAGCACCTGGCACCCGGCATCTATGAGCGCCTCGATGTGCGCAGCAAGAGGGGCCTTGGCTCCAAGCGAGGTCGCAAGGTCACCACTGGACGCGGTAAGCAAAAGACCCGGCTCAACATGCTGGTCGCCTTCGAGCGGCAGGCCAAGTACCAGCCGCGCTTCCGGTTCACCGAGCGTGTCAGCAAGATCGCGCGTGACAGCGTCAAGCGTGAGATCGAGGCTAGTATCGCCCAGGCAATGGCTACCATGAGGTAGATGGTGAGCGATCACGAGAAGCGGTGCACCAGATGCGGCGAAGTCAAGGCTGCTGATGCGTTCTCACCAAAGGCGAGAGGGAAGCTTGGACGTGCCAGCCGTTGCAAGCAATGCGCTGTGGCATTGGCACTTGAACGAGGCTGTAGGGCAAGCACTGACCGCAAGGTTTGTACTGCATGCGGACAGTCAAAGCTGAAGACGGAGTTCTATCGTCACAGCTATGGCACCGATGGCCTCTCTGCTCGCTGTCGTGGCTGTCATGAGATGCTGCCGTGCAGAAGCCCAGAAGCCCGGCATTTGGAGCGGATGAGGGCCAAGGCAGGCTGATTGACCCGGCGGGGCCCCTGGGGCCCTGCCCGGACGAGGGTATTTCGGCACCCCGATGTAATTGTAGGCGCCCGGTTGCATAGGGGGTTCAGCAGCATGTCGACCATTGGCGAAGCCGCGGACCACCTGTTCATAACCGAGCGCCGCTTCTACGAGCTGCTTGACCAGCAGATTGTCAGTCGCATGCCAGCAGGACAGTACGATCTAAACGTTGTTCGCGAGCAATATCTGACCCATATCCGAAGCGTCGCCGCGGGCCGAACAGCAGAAGATGGTATTGGGCTGTCGGTGGAAAGAGCCCGAGTTGCCAAGAGCCAAGCCGACGCAATGGAGATGAAAAACGCCCGTGACAGGCGCGAGCTATTGCCCAGGACTGATGTGCACCTTTCGGTCACCGAAGCATTTAGCCGGGTACGAGCCAAGCTGCTCGCCCTTCCTTCCAAAATTGCACCTACGATTTTCGGATTGGCATCCATTGCCGAGGTCCGAGACATCGTGACCAAGGCCATTCATGAAGCGCTCGCGGAGCTCAGCAGCACCACCATCGCGGGAATACCTGTACCTGCCGAAAGTGGCAGTGGAGATGCTGGAGGCGGCACAGGATTGGTGGGCAGTGTTGGCACCGCCCCCGGACCTGCTCGTAAGTCAGTGGGCCGACATGGAGCGGCGGCTAAGCCCAGAAGCAAGCGCTGAACCTGGTATATGGGATACACGTCGCGCGGAGTACCAGCGCGGCATCATGGATGCTTTTAGCGATCCTGCCATCCATACCGTTGTGGTGATGAGCTCTGCTCAGGTTGGCAAGACAGAGATACTGAACAACATTGTCGGCTTTCACATCGACCAAGATCCCAGCCCGACCCTTGTGTTGCAGCCTACTATTGAGATGGCGCAGACATGGTCGAAGGATCGGCTGGCGCCTATGCTGCGGGACACGCCGACGCTGAAAGGCAAAGTCTCAGACGTGCGATCTCGGGATGGAAAGAATACCATCTTGCACAAGTCATTTGATGGCGGACATATCACCATGGCAGGCGCGAACAGCGCCGCATCATTGGCGTCACGACCGATACGCATCGTTCTTTGCGACGAGGTTGATCGTTACCCGCCCTCGGCCGGCACAGAAGGCGATCCAATATCGCTTGCACGCAAGCGATCAACCACCTTCTGGAACCGAAAGATCGGCCTATTCTCAACGCCGACAGTGAAGTCAGTGTCGCGTATCGAGGCCGCCTTCGAAGAAAGCGACCGCCGCCGGTTCTGGGTGCCGTGCCCACACTGCGGTGAAATGCAGGTTCTCAAGTGGAGCAACGTTCGGTGGGAGGAAGGCCGTCCAGAAACTGCCGGCTACGTCTGCGCAGCTGATGACTGCGGTTCTGTGTGGACTGACGGTGAGCGTTGGCAAACTATTCGCCGTGGCGAATGGCGGGCAGAAGAGCAGTTCACGGGTGTAGCGGGCTTTCACCTCTCGGAACTATACTCCCCATGGGTACGCCTGTGCGATACCGCTCGAGCATTTATTGAAGCGAAGGGCAACCCCGAGCGACTGAAGACGTGGGTGAACACGTCGCTAGGTGAAACTTGGGAAGAGCGTGGCGAAGAGATCGACATGCACGGCCTGCAAGAGCGGGCTACGCGTCAAAATTGGATGGGGTCGTGCTCATCCGCGGTCTTGCTGATTACCTGTGGAGTTGACGTCCAAGGCGACCGGCTCGAAATCGAGCGGGTTGGCTGGGGCATTGATGATGAATCTTGGTCCATCGATCATCACGTTATCTACGGTGACCCGTCGTCGCCCGAGATCTGGGACGATCTGGACGACTACTTGCTCACGCCAACAGTCACTGAAGACGGTCGAGAACTAGCTGTTGCAGCGACATGCATCGACTCAGGCGGTCACTCCACGGACGCCGTCTACAACTTCGTTCGCGATAAGACCCGGCGTCGTGTGTGGGCTGTCAAGGGGCAGGGCGGCGAAGGCAAGCCCGTCTGGCCCAAGCTGGCGAGCAAGAACAACAAGGGCCGCATCGCGCTGTTCAACATCGGCGTCGATGCTGCCAAGGACATGATCTACGGCCGGCTTAGGGTTGAGAAACCAGGGCCCGGTTACTGCCACTTCCCAGCCGATCGGGACGGTGCCTGGTTCGAGCAGCTCACGTCTGAAGCCGTGGTAACCAAGTACGTGAAGGGTTTTCCGACACGCAACTGGGTGCCCAAGCCAAACACCAGGCAAGAAGCTCTCGACTGCCGCGTCTACGCGTTCGCTGCGCTCCGATCGATGTCGATCAGTTGGGGCAAGGTTCAACGATTGCTGGCCGAACAAAGGCTAGCAGCCCGGCGCCGCGAGATAGTCGAAGAAGAAGTCGCCCCTGCTGCTGCAGTGGCGGTCACAACGGCACGT